CACTTCACTGGGAAGCATCCGTTCCAGACCCATCCACTGACCCTGAGCATTACGCATCTTGATCAGGAAGCCATTCCCACAGGCGAGATAGAACTTGATCATCTCTGCCAGGATGGTTGTCTGGTCTTCACAGGCAGGAAATTCGGCAGCTTCCATCCAAGACTTGACCTGGCTGTTCTTGCAGTCGAACTCCATCACTGTTGCCATAGACAGGGCATCAACACAACCAGAGTGATACTCATCAGTATCCAGGAGGTTGAGCAGATTGCCCATGGAGTAAGGCTGAGAGACTACTTTCTTGGTCTCGGTTGCTTTGGAGATCAGTTGCTTACCGACCCGGCTGCACTTGGACAGATCAATCGGCTCAGACTTGTATTTGGTCTCCAGAAGATCAGCAGCAGAGCTGATAGCCAGGTTGTAGGCACCTATTCGCATCACTCTCATGCAGAAGCTCCTGTTCCAGCTTTCAGCAGGTCAATCTTGGCTATCCTGACCAGTCTGGTGCCATCAATGCGGCTGGTATAGTATTCCACACTGGGCAAGTCCCGGTTCATCAGCTTGAGGTAGAATGAGCGGAACTTCTCTTTGAGTTGATACAAATCGGAATCAGGATCAAACACGTTCTGGGCATTGACGATCAGGAAGACTGTCCAAGCCAGATCAGTACTCACATACTGTCTGGAAGTGCCATTCTTGCCTGTCTCAGAGTCCAGGATCACGATGGCGCAAGGTAACTGCTTGGGGATCGCATCCTTGTTGAACTGGATGGTGGGGATATCAGAAAACTTCAGGGCATCAACTATCCGGTTCCGGTCTGCAATAAACTTTTCATGGGGGTTCATAGACTCACCTCTATATCTTTCAATTGTTGGTATATCCACTGCTCCCGGTTAGCGATAACCTGAGCAAATACATTACGGGCAGCTATGCCTTCCCGCTTGATCTTGCCCCGGATGAGATAAGCGATCTCGGCTACGGTCAGAGCTTTCCCTGTCTCTTTATCAGTCCAAGACAGGTGCTTGCGTTCGACCCAGGCGATTAGAGGAGCGATCGGAGTCCAGGAAGGCACTTTGCCACCCAAAATGAAAGGCTCGTGACGCACATTGGAGCCTACTCTGAGAATCATGGCATCAGGACTGGTCTCAACCAGATAACCGGTATTGCCATAGAAGTCACCTTTGTCATAAATCTGCTGTGCCAATATCTCCTTGCGAGATTCTGCATCGATCACAGAACCGATTAGATGCAGACGGCTCTCCAAGGCTGCATAGATAGCCAGGTAGATATCCCGCATCAGCTCATCTGGAGTGGTATAGCTATCAGGCATCAGATAACTCCCATCCTGATCACTCTTGGCGGTCTGGGTTTCAGATCATTCAAGCGGTCCTGACCATGCTGATTGAGATAGTCTCGAAGCCCGGTAAGTGCTCTTAGCTCAAGGTTGACTTTGAATGCGTCTATTTCGCTCCCTGTGAGCAGTTCGGTGGCAGACTGGTCTAATCCTACGGTCTTGACTATTCCCTCGCCCAGGGTCTTCAAATTGAGAAACTCACAAGTACTGTGCAGCATCAGGAAACAGAACCCAAAACGAAAAGAGATCAGGAAGGGATCATCATCAGGATAATCATTGCGTACTGCATCCTGGTAATGATTATTCAAAACAAGGGTTCTGATCGTCTCCATGACGATAGCCTTATGCTCTTTGAAAATGCCGTTTTCGCCCATCTCCTTGGGGAGATTGAGGATAGACAGCATGGCATCAATATCGACCGGGATGGGGATCACTTGCCTTTCCTCATTAGTTCAGATAGTTCAATCGCTCTGCGACCAACCTGCTTCGCCCACTTGGAAGCCAGCATACCATTCGCAGCCCTTTCCCAGTCTCCGGCAGCAATGATAGCCAGTGTGTTGTTGAAACGAAGCAGCCCACCAATACCCAAGTTAAAGCACATGTTCAGCAGCACCGACTTGCGGACTTCATCCAGTGGATTGTATATCTCTGGAATCTCATCCAAAAGTTGCTTCTCGCAGTTCTGAATATCATTCTCCAGGAGCACATAAGCTTCTGTCTGGGAGATACCACAATCATCGAGATTGCGACCAATACCGATGGTCAGCTTACCTGCAGTGCAGCGGTATGGCTTGAGCCTCAGACCTTCGTGTCTGACTAATTGCTCTTTTATGCGTTCCAGTAGCGTGGCTTCCATCGTATCTCCTTGCGAGTAGTATTGGATACTGTATCTGGAGCAAGGAAGCCACTACCCTGTATTAACACAAATACGTATGCATAAGGATGCGACAGAATTTGTGATTGACAGATAAGTGTAATTCGGAAAAGTGAATATATGAGAAAAATAAGATGTTCTGAATTGGTCTTTAAATTGTATTCTTGCCCTTGTCGGCAGAAAAGGTGTTCTTTGTATAATGGGGTTTGATTGCATTTTGGACGATAAAAACAGGTATATTACTCCATGGGAATAAAACTACTGTCCTTTTTTACCGGTGCGGGTTTCTTAGATCTTGGGTTTATAGAATCTGGATTTGATATTATATGGCATAATGAGTATCATAAACCGTTTGTTAGAATATACGAATATGGTATGAAATCAATGGGATTTGTAGGGCGAAAGTGCAGAATCCAAAATACAAGCTCAATTGTTGATGTTGGAGCTAGCCAAATATCATTAGAAGCATTTGGCATGAAGTCAATACCAGAAATATTTGGCGTTATTGGAGGCCCCCCCTGTCCAGATTTTTCTGTTGGAGGTAAGAATCGTGGTGGTACTGGCAATAATGGACAATTGCTCAAAGTTTATCTGGAAAGAATAGCTGGACTGAAACCGACATTTTTCCTTCTTGAAAATGTTCCAGGGCTTGTTAAAACTCATAAACACAGACAGTACTTGATTGATTCGCTTCTTCCTTTATCAAGCCATTATGCAATAGATTTTAAAATACTTAATGCATTAGATTTCGGTGTTCCTCAAGACAGAGAGAGAGTTTTTATTATAGGTTTTGAAATGAATTGGCTCAAGCTAAACCAAAGCATTTTGTATAATAGATACTGTACATCCCCATTCCAAGACTTAGCTCACTCTGCGATAGAGTACAAAGATATCAAGAATGATAACTTGCATTGGTATCCTTGGCCTGAAAACTTGTTATTCAAAAACAAGCGTACAAGTGTTAGTTGGCCAGACAAGCCTGTTCCAAAGGGATCAGTTCCAATCAAACCAAATGCACCCAGTGAGCTAATGGTTTATACTTATATTTGCGATGAAAACTTGAAGAACCTGCCTAACAGTAAAGATTACTTCACTCCTAAAAGCAAGAAATTCACCGAATTACTAGAAGGTGATGTCTCAAAGAAGAGTTTTAAGAAACTCCATAGATATAGGTACAGCCCTGCCGCAGCCTATGGTAACAATGAGGTACATCTGCATTGTTGCCTACCTAGGAGATTATCTGTCAGAGAGGCTCTTAGAATTCAATCTATACCAGACAATTACATTATGCCAGACGAGATAACACTAACTGATAAATTCAAGGCTGTTGGAAATGGAGTCCCAGCGAAGTTAGCCAAAGCTGTAGCCGAATCTCTTAAACTAACACTTACTCGGAGGATTAATGAAAGCATTTGACCTGACCCCAGACCCCAAAGTGCTCTTAGCATTAACACACACCCCTTTAAAACCATTGGACGCTCTATCAGAACTAATAGACAACTCGGTAGATTCCTTAATATTATCGACTAAATTAGGCAAACCAGTTGAAAATCCCTTGATTATCATCAATATTCCTACAAGGGCAGAACTCGATAACAACGCTGGTTGTCTTAGGGTTCGGGATAATGGTGTCGGCATGTCTGCGGAATCGGCGGAAAAAGCGCTCAAAGCAGGATTTACAGGTAACAACCCTTATGACATGCTTGGATTATTCGGTATGGGTTTGAACATTGCTACCGGAAAACTGGGACACAGAACAACACTCATAACAGCTCGAAAAGAGGATGAGAATGCCATTAGAGTAGTCGTTGATCTATTAGAGATTACAGAAAAATCTAGTTATAAGGTAATTCCTGAAGAGATTCCTAAGCCAGAAGGATTTACTCATGGTACAATCATAGAAGTTGCAGGATGGTGGACGGATGGAAGTGGTAACTCGGGATTTATAAATAAACTCATTTCTTATGGTAGACCGAAGATTAGAAAAGAAATTGGGAGAAGGTATTCAACACTCCTAAAAGAGGAAAAGGTTAGGATTGTTATCGATGAGGAAGCTTGCCATGCCTTCATGCATTGTGTGTGGGATCAATCTAGGCATGTAGAAAGACAAGGTCATGGGTTGATCCCCGCAAAATACACTTTTTCAGAAGTTATTGGCCACCAAACAAGATGCACTAACTGTTACGCACTTGTCCCTCAAGACAAGTGTCCAGCTTGTGGGTCTGAGTCTGTAAGAACCATAGAAGAAAGAATCAGAGGTTGGCTTGGTATTCAAAGATTTGATGACATATCACATTATGGCATAGATTTGATCCGAAACGGAAGGACAATTAGGTTACTCGAGAAAGTCGCATTCTTTGAGTTTATGGATGAAATGGGGAATACTATAAAGGATTATCCGATTGACAGCCAATATGGAAGAATTGTGGGAGAAGTACATATAGATCATGTTCCAGTCGATTTCATGAAACAAGATTTTCAAAGAAGCAGTGCAGAATGGCAGAGGGCTATGAGTTATCTTAGAGGAGAGAGTTCTCTTCAACCCACACAACCAGGAACAGAAAACAACAATTCATATATTTATATGCTCTACCAAGGCTATAGAAGAGTAAGGAAATGCGGTCCACAAGATATGTATATGGGCTACTGGGACGAAAATTCTAGTTCACCCAAAAGAATCGATAGGGAGACTGAAAAAGAGTATCTGAAGAAGTTTGAAAATAAAGAACCAGGATACTATGACGACACAGAGTGGTGGAAGTTAGTTGAAAAAGCAGTAACAAGACCCCAAGATACTCTTGTGAAATGCAGTGGCTGTGGGGCAGATAATCTGGATGCCGCTGAGGAGTGTTTAGTCTGCGCATCAATACTTAAAGGGAAACCTTGTAAATTCTGCCAGGAAGAGATACTTTATTCTGCAATCTCATGCCAATACTGTGGGAAATCCCAGATTCCGGAAGTAACATATCCCTGGATGTGCAAAGTATGTGGTTCAAGTAACCTTGCCAATTCTGATGCTTGTAAACTATGCTCATCCACAAGGGGTACTGCAGATCCTCTAACTGCTGAGCAACTAAGGGATAACTCAGATAAAATTGATGAGCTGAGTATTACAGGATGCTCAATTAAACTGGCGGATGGCAATTATAGTAATCCTGTAGACACGATTTGCTACTATACACGCATACCTATAATATCAAAGAGCCAGGTCGACAAACTGCCCATAATTGCATTCATAAGCGATTCTATAGAGATTTTCATTGATTTTCAGCATAGAATATTCAAATCTTTCTCTGTGGGTCCTGAGGTCTTTATAGCTGCAGAGGTAGCTTCATATTTACACACTTACTACGGATCACTATCTGGACATTCAAATCAAAAAGCACATAGTACCGCAAATCTAATGTTTCAGTTAATCTCAAAATACTACACAGATTCTTTGTCCGAGACTCCTGAGCAGTTAAGGGAAGGAATCAAGGCTCTATTCGGTGAGATACGACAAAAAATGACCTATGTCTTCACGGATATTGCCGCGGACATATTTACTAATCTCACTGATACTGAAAAGAGAGCTATGCTGGAAAACATGGTCGCTAATCAGATAGATGTTACACTGATGCAGAAGTACAAGGAATCGGGTCAATTTCTTCTTTATCTAGCACCGACTTCGATTGTAGAAATTTTTAAGACATTTCCTTATAAATTCTTCGATAAGTATGTATGGAACGTTCCTTATGGCTCAGTGGCAGACATTCCAGAATCAGCATTAGACCAAATGAGAGAATCCCTTAAGAAAACTTACCAAAATTGTTTGGAAGATTGTGCTTCATATATTGGGACAAATGTAGCTGATTCTTTGTTTACTAAAAGGACAAGCATAAGCTTGAAAATCTTGTTGAAAGAGATAGGTTAATGGCGTACTTTAACATAAAAACCATTAGTGAATCCTGGATCTCCTTCGAAAGAATGGTATGCAGGTTTCTGATTTACGATGGTTTTTCAGGAGTTAGGCTTGTCGGCCAAACAAATGATAAAGGAGCGGATATTATTGCTCATAAAGCTGGTAAGAGATGGCTGATTCAAGTTAAACACTGGAAAATTCCTGTGGGTATGGAGGTACTAGAACAAACCCTTAATGCTATGAGGTATTATCATGCAAACATCCCAGTGATCATATCTTTGAAAGGATTTCAGGAAGCTGCACTGAGGCAAAGAAATGCACTGTTGCAAAAAAGAATACCAATACAATTATGGGGAGCCACCGAGTTAATACAAAAGGCGGAATTGTTCGAAGACGCATACCCTTTTGGCAACCCTGATGATATCTTTGACAAACGCGATTACCAAGAGCAAGCCATTCAACTAATCATACAGGAATTCGAATATAACAAATCGAAAAAAGCGCTGATCGTAATGGCAACTGGGTTAGGCAAAACTCACGTATTGTACGAGTTCATAAGAAGGTTAAGGCAGTTAAGAAAACAGAGAGTTTTGATTATAGCTCATACAAATGCGCTTGTCAATCAGCTTGAGAAGAATATGTGGACTTATCTGAAAACATCAGACGAAACATTAGTCTGGAATGGATACGAACCTCAAAACTACATAACATTATCCCGTGCTTCATCGGTGTTTGCTTGTCTCAATACAGTAGCTAGTTACATAAGCAGTGGTGCCGAAATGCCACATTTTGACTTAGTCGCCATAGATGAATGCCATCATGTAGGTGTTGATGGAATGTATAATGCCGTTATTGAAAACCTGAGGGGGGGGGGTGATGACGGACCAAAATTGATAGGAGTCACGGCAACTCCTTGGAGACCAGACCAAACTGATTTATCTAGATATTTTGGAGAACCACTTATTAGCATTGACATGCTAACAGGGTTGAAGAAGGGATTTTTAGCCAATATTGATTACCGAATGTACACTGATAATATTGATTGGAAGGGATTGAAGTCTCTTCATGGCGAAAAACTATCACCCAGAGGTATCAACCGGACTCTTTTCATATCGAATTGGGATGACGCTGTTGTACTGGAACTTCAGAAAGTATGGAGTACACAGGATAATCCCCGTGCTATCGTATTTTGCGGCATAATTGATCATGCAATCATGATGAAGGATAAAATTAACGCATTGGGGTTTTGTCGGGCTGAGGCAATTTACTCCAAGCTGTCAAATGGTAAGGTTATGGAATCGTTTGAAAGAAACAAAATACTTTGTGATTTCCATGATGGTAAGGTTCAGGTTGTTTGTGCAGTGGATATTTTTAATGAAGGCATAGATGTACCTGATGTCAATATTGTTGTATTCCAGAGGGTTACTCATAGCCGCAGGATATTTATCCAACAACTCGGTCGGGGGCTAAGGTTGAGTAGTGGAAAATCAAAGGTAATTGTGTTGGATTTTGTTTCTGACATTAGAAGGTTCGCTGCAGGCTTATCATTAAAAGACACACTTGATGAAGCTAGAGCAAATAGTAAAGGCAAGCCTGCTTGGGTAAAAATTGATCATAAAGTCGAATTCTGTAAAGTTGGTGGCAGTGATTCCAAGGCTGAGACTTTTTTAAGGGAATGGCTTGATGATGTTGCTGCGATAGAAGACGCTAATGAAGATGCCTCTTTGTTGAAATTTCCGCCGGCCTTTAAGTGAGGATTTATGAAATTTGTAGATATTTTGAAGGATATAGAATCGATGGCTGGATTGGATATTCAAAGCATAACTCCAGGCTCAAGCATATCAATTGTTTCAATTGACTATGACAATAAAAGGATTATCCTTACTTCCTCGAGTGGCAAATTTAGATCGAGACCCTTTAGCGAATTGGAGAAACTATGGGTCGCTCTATCTAACAGCCAAGCTATCCATGTTGATAGCGTTCTTCTAGGTTCCGGGTCAAGCAGAAATCAGCCAGAAACGATACTTGCCAATCTACCATATATTGAATGGTTTAAATACAAAGGGAAAAAACACTTATCTTTAGTGTTGGGGAATCCTCACAGGATAGGTACATTGAAAAAAATGGATATATTGGATGCTGAACGGTTAAAGACTGAACTTGACTCTATCGATAATCAAGAACAGGCCAGATCAATAAACAATACAACAGCAATAGTTGTTTGTTCCAACATCAAACATCTTTCTAGATACTTTGAAGCGCTTTCGGGAAGATGCTGCATAGCCCTCGGAGAGGGATTGTATCAAATAGCAAATGACAATACAAATATGCTAATAGTCAATAAGGTTCTCGTTCCTATTGTTGTTCAAGAGGGAGTCTATTCAGTCTTTGATAGTAAGTTAGAGCATTCTGATTCGATACCATTTGCATTATATAACGCTGTTTTTACTTTTCATCAAGAAGAAGGATTGAAGTTCTTTACACGACATCAGAATACGACAAGATTATGTCCATTAATACAGGACATGATTAGCTTGTCCGCAAACTATTGCATTCTCAGGTCTTTAGATATAGGTTATAGGTAAACATCTACATGGGAAACAAGTGTTGTGTTACTTTAATACAAAGCAGTTATCTTCATTCTGGTTGCGTTTGGCATAATCATATGTGCAGTCAGGTAAGATTACCTTTATCACGAACAGATTACTGGGAACAGAATCTTATAGGTAATATGGTTAGGGATCATCAAAATGTAATCAAACTTCGAAGCAATGGCTGGAGAGTATTGATTTTATGGAACCGCTCATTATTAAAAACTCAAAGCACAAACAAGATACTCGCAGATATCATGACTAAGTGGATAACTTCATGTGATGTTTATGCAGAAATCGATGAAATTTCAGTAAAGAAGATTAGACAATTAAGTATGTAGACAATGATTTATGTTAAGCTATTGACGCATATTATTCAAGAACATTAGACGGAGGAGGAACGCATGTCACACTTTATACCGATTGAACAGATGCTCAGAAGAATGGAGAGAGAGAAGCAAGACGATGATGTAGCTTTTTTTAACACGCTAATGTATCTAAGTGAGATGTATATTAAGATTCTAACAGTTTCTATTGCATCATTTGTCAGTAATAGCCCTGAAAGGTATCGTTATAGAATTCACTATAGACTTGTTCGAGCGGATGGTATTGGTGATTGGATAAGTTGTTTTAGAGAAATGCTATACGGGCCAACATTACAGTATCTCGATGATGTTGCCCACCCCTATGTTAACATATTTAAGGATAAGGTTACTGTAGGGCTTTGGCAATATGATGTTGTTAGTAATATACATGAAGTACTGAATAATCTGGGATTCAAAAAGGAGAAGCTTGGTCCCACGACCACTTGTTACCAATGGTTTGAAGATTTTGCACTATTCCGGAACAAAACAAGGGGTCACGGAGCTTTAACGAGAAAACAGTGTATCGATTTTTCAAAAAGCCTCGAAGCCTCAATTACAAAACTAGTTGAACATACTTCCATATTTGAACTTCCCTGGGCATATCTTCACAAGAATTACTCAGGCAAATATCGAGTATCATATATCAGCCGAAAGACCGATGACTTTGATTACTTAAAAGGTAATAATGATGAGAGTTATGCTGATGGTATATATCTATGTTTAGAGGG